CGATACTCGAAAATACCTTCATCGACAGAAGCTATATGCAAAGAGCTTCTCCGAAATCCTTAGAACAAAGAATCAAAGAAGAAGTCATCTTGAAGTTTGTCCTTCAAGACCTCAATGTCACTAATGGTGTATACTCCTATATCCCACTAGCCTATGCCAAACAAGTCTACTCTGACCAGAACACTTTTACTTACTATATCCCGAAAGAGCTCACGGGTGGTCGTGCGATCACCACAGTGATCTCGATCAACTACCAGCCTTATAGACTAAATAACGTTTCTTATGGATACCAAACCCAATGTCAGAACACGATGTTAAATCGTGCAACGGATTATCTACTAAACTCTATCTCTGATCCCCAGGTAGCAGAGTCTACTAGAGTAGATCTGGTTGGTGAGAATACGATATTAGTTCATGATAGTCCAATGACTCCAGCAGTCGGGACATTGGTATGCATCTTAGAAAACGATGATGAGTTATCCACCATCAGACCGAGACTGATCCCTGAGTTTACTAAACTGATCATTTTAGCGATCAAAGCTTATATCTACAATGAACAAGTGTTACTAGTAGACAAAGCACAACTCTATTCAGGACATGAGCTCGGTAAGTACAGAGAGATTATTGAGTCTTACAGTGACTGCATGGAACAATACCAGACGATGTTAGATGAGAAGATCGGGAAATTGTTCTATATGAATAGCAAAGAAAACATGACCAGACATGTAAGATTCATGCTAGGAGGGAGGAGATGAATACTTCTTTTTACTTGAAAAGGTTCACATGAGTGATATATTTAACTTAAAAGAGATCCATGAAGACATGGATAACGAAACTTTGGTGAATAACACTGAAGTACTACTGATCGCCTGTTACAAGATCTTCATCACCACAATAGATGACTTGATCGCATATGTCCCTTCTACTGAAGTAGAGGTGATCAAACCACTTTTGACAGAGATCAGACTACACAAACACGCTACAACTGGCATGTTAAGAAGATATCGTCAGGTACCACTGACTCGTGAAGAGACGATAGACTTCATCTGTAAACATCGCAGAAAAGCCATCGAGTTATTCACCTCGATGGCAGAAGTTGCTTTTTATGCCAGGATCAGTAAAGAATCGATCAAGATCATCCAAGATAAGACAGATGAGTTAGTGACTGTCTTATCGAATTTCTCTATCTAAGGAGTGTGACATGATAGAAAAAGAATACACCGATAACACCAGCAAACTTCCTGATGATGAATACGTCTCGATGTACGATCAAGCTTTAGCGCAACTCGGCGAAAGAAAGATCAAGATCGTCGGTTCTTTGTCAGAGACGATCGCGGGTCTTTTAAATGATGTCTATCATGACAGGTCAGAAGCTGCCGCTAAAAGAACATCGTTCACGACAGAAAGTGAAGATACCGTCGGCATCGATGTCCCTGATGAGGACATCGCTCGACGGATCGTATCTGATATCTTAGAAAAAGATCAAGATGCGACGATTCATGTCGTCAAAGATGAAGAAGTAAGTCTTGATACCTTCGATCATCTCAAAGAAGATGCGATCATGAATGGTGAGAACCTATACTTGATCACGATCGATAGTGACAGTAAAAATGATCTTCCTCTAAACCAAGAAGGGATACGTGTCACTATGGAGGACTATGTCCTTAAGTATAAAGGTCATGTCTATCGTGGCCGCATCAGAGATGGGAGTGATGATGAATGAGCCAAGGTCTATCAAAGAGGTCTTTGATCTTGCTTGCAAGCACTTAGTGGTAGATGAGAGACTGGTGCATAAGCTGGAAGTCATGAAGACATCCTTTATCACCAAGAACCGTGATCATGCACAGTTCTTTGGTGGTAATCTCATTGGTTGTTATAATGTCAAGTTTACCCCTATCGATAGAGAGAGGATATTTCACGATATCCTCGGGATCGATGAGAAAGATGTATCTAAGGGATGTGATAAACTCATCCCGAAGAAATACTATCAGGTTGCAGGAGATCCTTGCAACCTGGCACTTGTCTATATCGCACATGTGATATTGATCTCATCTTTGTCTGATAGATTAAAAGAAAATGGTGCAGCGATAGCATTAGAGTTACTGCAATATAAGTTCATCACCTCACGTATGTGGGTACATTGGCAATATCAGTGTTCAGTAGGTGAAGCAGAAGCAACACTTGCAGCGCTTAATAACAAGTTTGCTATCAAGCAGAAAGGTTCCTGGGGTAAACTCTTCAGAGATAGAGCACTAGACATTATCTATCATCTCCACAGCAACACCTTGAAGACGATGTCACCAGACATCTCTTCTAAAGGTAAAGAAGCAGCTTCTGTTGCATACATCATCACAGATACGCAAACACGTATCCGTAGTATGCTCGTTAACATCTATGGTATCTTTATCAATATCCACAACCAAGGTAAGAAGATTGGTAATGACAGTAAACTCGCTCTTTTTGATGGTGAAGTAGAGCTTAAAGATGATATCAATATCAAGAACAAGTACAGCAGTTACTTGTTCGATATCTTAAAAGATCGTAATAGTCTAATCAAAGATCAGTTGATCGATATCATCAGTAGCGCAGTACCAGTCATGAACCCGACCACATTGATCAAAGTTCTGGAGTATATCCCCAAAGAGATCTCCAAGAACAAGAAGATGACACAATGGGTCGATGATATCATCGAACATGCGTTTAGCTATCTTGGACAGGATATCAATAGACATCGCGATGATCTGGGATACTTGTTAAGTCGCATGAAAGGGATCTACACGAGCTCTAGATCACAAGACCCATTGTTGATCCGTATCAGACAGGATACGGAGAAGCTCGTCAAACATGCTGCACAGGTGAAAACACCTGCACAGATTGCTGCGGTAAGGACAGGGTTATTGATGTACTTACTGCTAAGAGCATTTACCATGAGCTATTTCAGTAAGTGATACATACACGTCATAACACCCTAGTAGTACCTATCAATGGTACTACTAGGGGATATATGACATCTAATCGTTTGAACAGACATTACTTCTCATTTATAACAGGAATACTTCCATGACTACAGCAAACTATTTCTTAACCGTTACCACCATTGACATCATCACAGTAACCTATTATTTACTGCTCTACAGAATCAACATCAAACAATTCTACAAATTACTACTTGCGATGGTTCCCTTTATCCTGGTGATCACGTGGATCACAGGACATGTTGCAGATACTGAGACTACTTTGATCACTTTGCATGGGATCAAAGTACTTTACTTTGCTACCGTAATATTTGGCCTTGCTTTAATAAGACAACAGAAACAATAACATCATTACCCTGATACACCCATGACAGGTGTATCAGGGCTTTATGACGTCTAGTCGTACCTCCTAGATTTACCTGTCGGAAATCTAGTCGTACCTCCTAGATTTTCTTTTATCTTTAGCTTGCAGTATAAGCTGTTCTATCGAGAATACTTCGTGATCCTCCAGAATCAGCTTCTTATTGAGATTACGTAACTCTTGTTCGATCTTAAGTCCGATGTAATAATCTCTGTTATTCTGCAACTCATCATAGAGCTGGATCATCTTCTCACGGATCTTTCTTTGCTCGTACTTCTGTACTTGTTCTTCGTAAGGGATCTCTTCTATCGGTTTCTCAGCGATACGAGAGTAGATCTCATAAGGCGTGATACCATAAGACTCCAATGATTTCCCCTCACTCATCACCCAGTGCGTCAGAAGCCATGCGATAACCATGTCATCATGACCATAGTCATCGTGATCGATACGGTTGTTCTTGATGACAAGGCCTAGGATCTGATCTGCGAGTACGATATCATGGATCTTATCTTTGGCTATACTAACGGCTTTTCTGAACACACCACCATACAAAGACTCTCTTGAATAAAGTCCAGCACCAGAGGTCGGATAACCAAAGTACTTCTTGTACTTGTTGATGATATCTTCTCTTTTGCCATAGCGCATGGCTTCTTCGTAGTACTCTTTATTGACATCACTCTCGTATCTTTCATTGACGATACGGTTGAAGAGTCTGGTGAAAGGATTGATACTGTTTGCAGGAAGAGCTATCAGTAAGTAGTTTAGAAGTCCTACACCAGTAGATCTTGCTTCGATGATGACAGTAAGGTTGGCGTACTTCAAGATAAAAGACTCAATGAACTTACCAAAGACAAAGATGTTGGTGTAGTTATAATTACCACAACCAATGACTTTACCAGTTTTCACATCAGAGATGACGACCGCAATATCATCTCCACCTGAGGCATCAGAAGTATCGATCCCCATAATGCAGTGGTTATCTTGCATATAACGATCGACATCTTCTACATACCAGCGGAAGATGTAGCTGTGGATATCATCTTCCTTGGGTTTCTCTACTTTAGACAACGATATAAGTTCAGCATCTTGGGTAGATATAGGAGATCTTTCATTACCAGCAGTCCAGACGTTGAAGTAATCACGGTTAGCATCATCACCTTCAGACTGGGTTCTTTCCATGGTCTCGATCAGCCATTCATCCGAATATCCAAGTTGTCTATGGGAGAAAGTACAGTTTACTCTGTATACTCCACGAGGATTCTTCTTACGATCGACTCTACTATGCTTTCTTACGACTTCCTCTAACTCTTCTTGAGAACCTACATCGAATAATAATCTCTCGTCATAGACCATAGCTTCCATCAGCTGTTGATAGACATATTTGCCATCAGGATCATCTTTCTTACCAGCAGTAGTAGTGAAGATCACGCCATAAGGAGTACCATTGGCTTTGGCGATATCGATGGCGGCACCCATAGCAGGGAGTGCTGACTGGAAAGTAATAGATGCATTGGAGATAAAAGCAGCTTCGTCTATATGGAAAATAGGTGCTGTATCACCACGTGCTACTTTAAGTGCTGCTTTACGAGAAGCTTGTGCTACGAATGTTGCATATTGGTTATTCTTCTGGTTGATGGTGATCGTCTCGCCATTGTTAGCATCTTTCTTGATACGCATGTCTAAGTAATCTGGAAGATAATCAAGTATCTCTTTGATGTTATCAATCGTCTTTCTTCTAAGACTATCATCTTTGGTTAAGAGGTTGATCTTGGTGTTATCACATCTGACGTCCATGAGGTATGTAGAAAGACCATTAGTGTTAAATGACTTTCCTGTCTGACGAGGTTGTACTAGATATACCGTACAATGATTGAAGAATAACCACCAAAGTGCTATGTTAGAACGATTAGCCTTGACAGGACGTGGATTTAAACCACCCTCAGGAGGTGCTCTTAGTACTTCACGCATGTAGTACCAAGGATTGATCTTGCATTCTGCGGCTATCATGGCGATCTCACGTTCAGTGAGATTACTGGAA